GCGGTGCAGGTGGCGCGACATATAACGGCACTCAAACTGCAGGAGGTGTAGGAACGATTGGCTTGGTCGTGGTTACAGAGTTTATTTCTTCATAGCGCGTGAGATAAATGAACCTTCCGTCAACGATTGAAGAATATAAACAGGTCGCGGAACACATAGCAAACTCACCACCGGATGAGTGCTATTTACTGACTCGCGAGTTGATCAGGCGCGACCTGTTTTTTCTGATGCGCTATGGAATAGGAAGAAAAGACATGGAGCATCCGTGGTTAATTGCAAGATGCAAGGAGGTTCAGAATGATCCAGACGACCATTTGGATTTATGGGCGCGTGAGCATTATAAATCAAGTATCATTACGTTTGGACTGACCATTCAGGATATCCTTGCAAGCCACGGTGATGATCCACTTGAGAAGTGGGAAGGAATAGAGCCGACATTTGCGATATTTAGCCACACAAGGCCAATATCCAAAGGATTCCTTAGTCAAATAAAAAGAGAGTTTGAGAGTAACCAGTTCTTAAAAAAATTCTTCCCTGATGTTGTGTGGGAAAATCCCGGTAAAGATTCTCCCCGCTGGTCTGAGGACGGCGGTTTGATTATGAAGCGCACGCGATCTAATCCAAAGGAAAGCACTGTAGAGGCTTGGGGTCTTGTTGAAGGACAGCCTACCAGTAAGCATTTTGACGTACAGATATACGACGACATTATCACGTTAGAGTCTGTGCGTTCACCAGACATGCTTCGCAAAACGCTCGAATCATGGGAAATGTCTATTAACCTTGGTGCCGGCAAAGTAAGAAGGCGTCATATTGGAACCCGTTACCATTTTAATGACACCTACCGTGAGATCATGAAAAGGAAGGCAGCAATACCCCGCATTTATCCGGGAACAAAGGACGGTACTTTTGAAGGTGAGCCAGTCCTTAAAACAAAGCAGTGGATGATTGAGCGTTATAAATTGCTCGGTCAGTACACGTTCTCTACTCAGATTCTCCAGAACCCGATTGCTGACTCAAAGCAGACACTGAAAAAAGATTGGATAAAATTCTACGAAGGCGATGTAAGCCATAATTGCAATAAATACCTGATTGTTGACCCAGCCTGTGAGAAAAAGAAATCAAGCGATTACACAGCAGCAATGGTCATTGGCGTTGGTTCTGACCAAAAATATAGACTGCTTGATGTCGTGCGGGATAAATTGAATCTGTCAGAGCGCGGTAAGATGGTATTCAATTTGCACAGGAAATGGCAACCTCTCGGTGTTGGATATGAAAAATACGGAATGCAAGCTGATATTGAATACCTTAAAGAACTGATGAAACGTGAGAATTATTATTTTGAAATAACAGAACTCGGTGGAAACATACCGAAGATAGACAGAATCAGACGATTGATTCCTTCATTTGAACACGGAAGATGGTTATTCCCTGAATCGGTTTATCGGACAAATTATCAGGGAAAAACAGAAGACCTTATTGATATTTACATAAATGAGGAATTTCTGGCTTTCCCGGTTTCAGTGCACGATGACATGCTTGACTGTCAGGCAAGGATAGTCGACCCCGAATTGAATGTAATTTTTCCAAGGGCCAAACACAATGATGAAAACGACAGATATAAGCAACGAAAAGGGGTTAGCCATATCAGTCCGTGGGCAGTCTGATTCTGATGATAACTCTGACCTCATAAGGCAGATTAGCGAGAATCTGAAAAGAGCGCGCGGACATTGGTCTAATTGGAGAAAACAGGCGACAGAGGACTATGACTTCTTTGCCGGCAACCAATGGACAGAGGAAGAAGTAGCGAAGCTCAAAGAAAAGGGGCGTCCTCCTGTCGTATTCAACCGCATTATACGCACAATCAATTCTGTTGCCGGCGTTGAATTACAGAATAGGCAGGAGGTTAAGTATTATCCGCGCAAAATATCAATTGATAACGATCAGGACGCGCAGCCTCAGGGTCAAATGCAAGGCCAACCGCAACCACAGCAGCAACCGACAACAAATGATTCTGGCTTTTCTGACATGCTCAACAGCGCAGCTAGTTGGGTTCGTGAGCAGAATAACTCAGAGGATGAAGAATCAGAGGCTTTTCTTGACTGCCTGATATGCGGAGTTGGTTTCACTGAACTGCGCATGGATTATGAAACAGACCCGCAAGGAATGATCATAAAAGACAGAATCGACCCTTTAAATATGGTTGTTGATCCAGATTCAACAAAGCGTAACTTTGAGGACGCAAAATGGATCGCTTGCGTCAAAGAGTTTGACATTAAAGAAGCCAGAAAGATGTTTCCCGATCTTGTATCAGACGATCAGGATTTGGCAACAGATGACGGCGATTTCCTTGTGCATGACCAGACTGAGGAATGGAAATATATTATCAATTATTCAGACAAACTGAATAAAATAAATAAGGTAAAAATTTACCAATATCAGTATTACGTTGTGGAAAAGTCTTATGTCGTTTTTACGCCTGACGGTAATATCGTAAACATAAGCAGCAAAAAGTATAAAGTCGCGCAGCCATTCATTGAAATGATGGCATTAAAAGTTGTTCCGACAAAGATCAGGGTTTACAAGCAATTGTTCTTCTCCGGAAATAAAATCGCAGAAAAGTCTGACCTCGGATGTGAACACTTCACATTCAGAGCAATGACAGGAACAAGAGACAGAAATAATAATACCTATTTTGGCCTTGTCACGATAATGAAAGACCCGCAGCGTTGGTCAAATAAATGGCTGTCTCAGATTCAGTTTATCCTTAACAGTAATTCAAAAGGCGGGATCATTGTTGAAGAAGATGCAGTCGATGATATACGAGAGTTTGAAGATAACTGGACATCACCTGATGCGGTAACAAAGCTCAGGCCTGGCGGCCTTGGCAAGATCCAGCAGAAGCAGCCTTTGAATTACCCTGACGGGATTGACAGGCTTCTTAATTACGCAATTAACGCAATTAATGAAATCCCCGGAGTTAACCTTGAAATGATCGGTATGGCTAATCGTGACCAGCCTATTGGCCTTGAAATGACAAGGAAGGACGCAGGTATCACTGTTCTTGCCACGTTCTTTGATTCATTGCGCCGTTACAGAAAGATTGACGGGAAATTACTTGCATATTATATCCGTGAATATATCGCTGACGGTCGATTAATCAGGATCATTGGAGAGAACGGAAAAGAATATGTGCCTCTTATAAAGGACAAGCTCGCGTTCCAGTACGATGTTTATGTCGATGATTCTCCAACAAGCCCGAACAGCAAAGACAAGCTGTTTGCCATTCTCATGCAGCTCATACCTCTGGCAATGCAAGCTCAGATACCGATTCCGCCAGAGATTCTGGATTACGCTCCATTGCCAAATGATTTCGTACAGAAATGGAAGAATCTTATTAAATTGCAATCACAACCTGATCCAGAACAGCAGCAGATACAACAGAGCATGCAGCAGATTCAGCAGTTGCTTGCTCAACTCGATATTGCTCAGAAAGAGGCTAATATCCAGCTTACACAGTCTCAGGTTGCCAGAAATATATCCGGCGCTGAAAAGGATGCAGCCACAGCAAAGAATGAAACAGCATTGGCAATGGAAAAGACAGAAGGAATGGTCGCAGATAGGACTTTAAAAGCGCATGAGTCAACGCAGACGCAATACCGTGAAGACTTATCACTGGCACTTAACCAGATGATGAAACTGTTACAGTTACGTAAGAATATGAACAATTCACCCACTGGAAATCAAGGATATTGATATGACAAATGAAAATGAATCAATACAGAATTTATTCACGGAGTACTCTGATAAAGAAACAGAGGATTTTTTCTCAAGCGGCGGGGAAACAGAACTACATGATGAAAGCAATGAATCAGGTGATACTCATGAAGAAAACCCGCAAGAAAATAAAATCGAAAATAATTCAGAAACTAATCAAGATGAATCCAGTGACGCTAATCGAGAGGAAGATAAAGGAAATGATGGAGAATCAGAAGATGCGCAGAAGGCAGAAACTGATAGCGAGCGTCTTAGAGCAATGGCAGCCGAAGAAAGAATCAAAAGAAAAGAAGTCCAGAAGCAAATAGAGCAGCTTACAAAGGAAAACGAACAGTTAAGAAACACATTCACTCAGATTGTTTCAAGCAGTCAGAAAGACGCAAAAGAACAGGCACCTTCTTTTGAGGATGATCCTATCGGTGCGCTTAAGCATGAGAACGAACAGCTTAAAAAGCAGTTTAGTGAATTAAGCAATTTCCGAGACCAGACTATTCAGGAAAGAGATCTATCAAGAAAAGAACAGATGTTCATGCAGAGTTATCGTGGACACGTTCAGGAATTTACTCAGTCAAATCCTGATTTCCATGACGCCTATCAATTCCTCCTGCAGAACAGGAAGGCTGAATATGAAATGGCTGGATATTCAGAAAATGACGTCAACCAGTTGCTGCATGAAGATGAGGCTGCAATTGTTGCCAATGCAATGAAGAATGAAAGAAACCCGGCAGAAACAATATATCAGCTTGCTAAATTGCGTGGGTATGCCGTTAAAGCGAACCAAAAGAATCATGAATCTGACAAACAAACGAAGATCAAAGAGAACGAGAAAAAGATCCATAATCTTGAACGGGGCATGGCAGCCAGCCGGTCGATCAATGCAGCGGGTGGTTCTAATGCTCGGAATAATTTGACGCTGGAGGACGTTGCTGATATGTCAGAAGACGAGATCGGAAGCGTTGACTGGGAACAGCTTATGCGCTCTGGTTAAAATATAACCATCAGGAGATTAGCAAATGAAAAAGAAAGGAAAAGTTGGAAAAGGTAAAAAAAAGTGCTAAATTGACGTTATTCGGGGTCGGTTTCCCTTCCTTGTCTGTAAACTGACCCCGATGCGCCCTGAATCGACGCTTAAAGATTCCCCGCTCCGGGTATGGCGTACAAGATACCCAATGCCACGCATGAGGCAATATTCATGCCCCGTTGATCCCAACGTTAGTGGGACGAAATCGCCGAGATACTGGCTGTAACAGTATCAAACGTATTTTGTTGATATTAACCAATTGGAGATCATACGCATGGCAACTACCGCTTATGGCGTTAATCATCCCTTAGCCGTCAAAGCATGGCGGAAAAAGCTATTTGTTGAAGCCCTGAAGCAGTGCTATTTCAACAAATTCATGGGAAAAGATGACCGCTCACCAGTACAGATTATGGACGAGGTACAGAAAGGCCCAGGTGACAGAATCACCGTTGGTCTCAGAATGCAGTTATCCGGCGCCGGTGTTCTCGGTGACGGTACGCTGGAAGGCAATGAAGAAGCCCTCACAACCTACAGCGACAACGTATTAATCAATCAGCTGCGACATGCCGTTCGTTCAGACGGTAAAATGTCAGAGCAGCGCGTTCCGTTCTCAATCCGTGAGCAAGCCAGAATGGGCTTACAGGACTGGTGGGCTGACCGTATTGATACCGCATTGTTTAACCAGTTAGCAGGTAATACAGCTCAGGCTGATACTCGCTATACCGGCGGCAATGCAACCACGGCACCGTCAAGCAATAACATTTACTACGCAAACGGTCATGGTACAGAAGCTTCTGTTGCCTCTGCATCAGCCTCAAATATTTTCAAACTGTCCTTCCTTGATGTCGCAGTGGAAAAGGCCAAAACCCTTTCACCGCTGATCCGACCTGTCAT